TCTGTTCTTTCCCACGTATATCCGTTTGAGCCAACATAGCAATATCATCAATTAATCCAGCCTGGAACCATCTGAAGTATTCTTCAAGTAATGCCCATCTGTTAATTGGCATGGAAGAACCAGCTGCAAATTTCACATCAAATTTAGCTGATCCATAATCATTCCACTTGGAAACAGCCTGTCCTAAATCATCGTAAATAGGAATATTGATCTCCACTTGTCTGTCTTCCTGTAGACCTGTAGGCTGAACAATTCTAAAAACTTTATTCGCTGTATACGTTCTCTGTGCCATCTCCTTAAAAACTCTTCCTATATGTTCCAATGCTGGCTCAACAATTGTCTGCATCCATGCCTTAATTCTTCTTGTACCATATTCATCTATTGCTAACATACCTCTGTATGTATCATGCTGTTGCTGAGTAGCTCCTTGCATAGATGCATATATTCCAGACATATATTCCATATCTTGCTTTCCTTGCTGTACGACAGTAAAGAAAGCGTTGTTGATAGGAGCTGGTAACACGGGAGTTGGAGGATTAAATCCTTGCCTGTATTTTAATAATGCACCTGGGGCACTGCTGTACTGCTCCCACTCTTCTTCTGGGACACTCCCCTCTTCATACATCCATCTTAAATTAGAACCAAGATTTGCATTATGTATCATAATCTGATGAGATTTGTTGATCTCCTGCTGTTTTCCTATTAATGGAGTAACAGCACTCATTGGATATGGAGTACCAGTATGCATATAGCATATAGGTATAATTGGGTATTCATTTATAGGTATTATATGTTCATAAAGAAAGACATCACCACCAATAGAAACGGAAAGATTTATCCGTGTATCATAGAATTTTACAGCATCTACAAGATTCTCTTTAAATTCTTTATTGGTTAATAATACCTTGTATTCTTTTTCACCTACAACTTTATTGACAGTTTGAGAAGTAATTTCCTGCAATTTCATTTGCAGAGTTTGTTCCTGTTGTTCAATTTGTCTCTGTGCTTCTTCCTTTGCTTTATTTATTTCAAGCTCTGCTCTCTCATCAATAATCTCACCAGCTTCCTGCGCGGCCATTATTTGTTGAATCTGTTCTTTCAGAGATACAGAAACTTCTCTTTTCATTTGTGCAATCTGAAGCTTAAGGGCATCTATTGTATTCTGAATTTCTTCATTGTCTACAGGTACCTTCATTAAGATATTCATATATGGAACTTTTACCTTTGAATATACCTCGTAGTAGTCAAGAATCTGATCCTCTTCTCCAGTCAACAAATATGACTCACCAGAAATATCATCTGGCTGAATATTCCTGCTCGACTCTACATTTCTTGCACTATATCCTATACTAGTTGAAGAACCATCTGCATTCTTAATTTTAGCTTTAAAGTCTGGCAGTAAATGCATCAACTGAGACCTTGGTAAATCTTTTTTAATAATTATATAGTGAGCATCTCTAAAAAGAAAATCCCTGCTCATAGGATCAACATATACAGAAAATGGATCAATTGCCTTAAAAACTACCTCTCCCATTCCTCTGTCTAAGTCTGGATTAACATCTACATGAAAATACCCAGCACCCCTTGTAAGAGAATCCTGTATAACAGAAGAAAATAATTGTTTCCCACTAGAAAGATTCCAGCAATAGTCTGCTATATCAGAATGAACAGATGCAACATCAACATCACTTCCCTCAGCTCCAACTGCCTGCCATCTTGGATTCTTAGCAGTTACAAAATATTTCATTACTTCGATTACTGGAGTTATACGATTAATAGCAAAAGTAGGCATACCTCCTTCTTCTAAAGCACTTTTTTCCTCTTCTGTCAATTGATCATTAAGATAGAAGTCTCTTGCTTTTTGCTGTTCAAGCTGCCATTTAGTTCTACTATGCCCATTGGCTCTTTCCCATAGAGCTTTATTAGATTCAGCTTTCTTCTTATTATTTTGTCTTGGCATTTAACGTTCCTCTAAACATGATGGACAAACTTCTCTTATATCGCTATCTGAAGAACCCTGCTGAGCAAGATTAGGATGTCTCTTTGCAAAACCTGATGAATCAACAAATGATTGCCATACAGATTTATTTTTCCCGCTATGTGACAAATGTAAATTGCTCTCACGAGTTTCTAATGACGCTTCGTGGGGTCTTCCTGGTTCTATACTGTTAATTCTACCTGCCATTATTTACTCCTAATATACTATTATTCATATTTGTTCATTCCTCTCATTGCTATATCTGCCCCTAAAATTTCAGCTTCTCTCCCTCTTCTATAATCATATCTATCACCAAAATTCTGTAAATTTTTAAGAGCACCAGTCCAATCTCCAGTCGTAGCTTGTTTCCAAAAGCCTGGCGTTGCATCTTTTAAATTAGACCCATATTGAAATCCAACTGATGCCATAACTGTCTGTTGAGCTGATGTTAAATCTTCAAAAGACTTACCTGTAGCTTCTCCATATTTTTTACTTATTTGAGACAATGCTTTACCGTGGGTATACTTATCTATTAAAGAAGCTTCTTGTTTACTTATAGATGGAGCACCAAGCTTTTCAAATACTCCCAATGCTTCTTCCCCCTTTGCTCCAATAAATGGAGAAACTTTTTCAACAATAGATTGAGGAAGACCAGATGACTCAAGTTCTTCCATAGACATCTGACCAACATCCCATCCAGTAGCTAAAGTTAATCCACTTTTCCCAATTGCTTTACCACCTTCAGTTGGAATATAACCTGTTCTTTTAGCACCTCCTTCCATCTCACCTATAAAACTCCAATCAACACCCTCTTTATTATTAGCCATTTAAAAACTCCTTGAAAGTTGAAGACCAAATTCAGCAACAGGTTCTTGAGGTACAGAAAATTCGTGTTCATATCTTTTACTTTTAAAAGGATTTGGCATATCGTGCCACAAACCCAGTTCCCATTTATCAGTAATACCTATAGTTGTAGCCCCAGGAACTCCCTTGCCAGCACTTCCAAATTCTGGGCTAAACGGATTTATATTAAAACCTACAAGGTCAAATAATTTCCGACCAAGACTACTACCTTGCCTTTGGTCACTTATACCAGGCATCTTAGGAGGAACAAGTTCTTTATAAGCCATTATTATATTCCCTCAGAGTATTTATTATTAGCTTGAACCATTAAATCAAAAGCTTTATCGTCAGCTGTCATTATTTCCCCAACTGTTGTCTCTGTCTCTCCATACCATGCATCCATTAATACATTAGGATTATCTGCCATTTCTTCAGCTGATATCTTACTAATTTTATCTATACGTTTTTTATGAGTTGACAATGCCGAATTAAATGCCTCCTCACTAGTTTCTACAAATTTACCTTTTGTTCCAGGATGACTAATTTGGTATGCTACATCTCCATCACCAAGATCAGTTTCTACTAAATATATCTTTTCACCTTCTGGTGTGTGTATTTGAATCTCTTTAGTTGCTTCATACTGTTCTCCAAATTCAGTTAATCCATGTTTTTCTCTTAATGCTAAATTTGCCTTTCCTTTCATATCGTCTGGAACTTCAGATGAAACCATATCAGAGGCTACTATCTTTCTTTCTTCACCTGACATATCAGACCATGCTGATGCATATGACGTAGAAAGCTTATCGCCTCTATCAGAGGCACTTGACATTTCCTGTCTTAATGACTCGCCAAGAGTATATTTAGTTTTTTCACCTGTTTTGCCTTTTATCAATGATCCAGTCTTTGCTTCTAATTCAGACCTAATATGATGAACTCTAGGCATGTTTTTATTTAATTCTAATTGTTCTGCCCTTTCTTCCTCACTGGCATCTGAACTAATAGCATCATGAATCCAATCATAACTTTGATACTCACCAGTTTTTTCACCAGTTTCTATATCTCTAGGGAAATATCCCTTACCTGCTTCAAACTCTCCCTGTTGCCACTTATTTATTAACTTGCCTGTAATATCTTCTACAGAAGTGCTAAGTCTTCTTATATCTGGCCCATTACTCATATTAGCCCCCTATGCTACTACCCAGTCTTTTGCTTTTCTCTTAGGCTTATACCAAACACGTTCCTCGCCTTCCTTTTTTTGCTTAACATTAGGTGGGAATGCGTGCAATTGTGCGTAGAAAAGTGTCTCAATGGTATCATCATGTGCCATTCTAGGACCGAATGTAACGATTTCATGTATTAAATCAAACATATTTTCCTTTAAATGTACCGTTCCAGTACTAAAACGTCCTGAAAGACCTGAATATATCTTATTTCTCTTCTCTCTGCCCCCTGGTTTCTCTGGGATAACACTAATACTGAATTTATTTTCTATTCTTCTTCTTTCATTCAATGATTGGAATATACTCCTATTCATTGCCACATCTTCAACTGTTGATGACAAACAATGGTATTTTTCATGAAGTTCCATAATATAATCAACAACACCCTTCTTTCCTATAATATTTCCATCTGTATCCCTTCCTGCTACAGTAGGGATTGCCCTGTGTCTTTCATACTCTAATACATATAGATTGTTATTAGGATCAATAGCGATAACCATGATGACCGAGAAGTCAGAAGTTTTCGTATTAATGTCGGTAGCTGGATCACAGCCAACAAAGCAGTTGATAGGAACCATATCATCATCCACAATAAGATAGTTACCCATATCCTCATCGTAATTATAAAATCCTTCATAATGCTTAATATACTTCCTTCCCCATA